AGAATATAAATCTAAGTTTTTAAGATTAAGATAATTCAAAAAATGATTTTCGAAGATATTGCGTTGATAGATTACAGCTTTTAAATGTTTGGAAAAATACATTTCTTGAACATAGCAGTAGTTTGGTAGTACGTATATTATAGTCTGGTTTTTCTTTCTGCTTGCTGTAACATGATCTATTTTATCTAAGCTAAGCTAAGATGCTGAAATATGTTGAGGCTAACCTTTAAGTAAACTCTACGATCAGAGGTAAAATATTTAAAAGTTTATGATCTATGGTTAATGATAGTGATGACAGGCACTGATTTATTTTATTGCTATAACTTCATTAGTATGGCTTTACAAATTAAGAATATATAGTAGCTCTAACACATCCTGCAATGATTGATGTTTGTGTTTTTCTACTTAACGATCCTGGTTCACATATTAGCGTTAGATTATAGGAACTCTTGTTTTATAAAATAGAAGTGTAAACTTTTAGTCTGATGGATGCTTTAAGTTTGTCATAAAGCGAAATTCCTGATAAGAATAATATGGTTTGGGCTGAATGGTTTTCAAAATTACCCAAGGATGATAAAGAGCTATTTTCGTATTTGAAGAAACATTGAGGTTCCAATCATGCTAAAAGCGGTAAATTGATAGATCTTTTTATGAATACAGTGTTGTATAATCAACAACATTGTATGTGGAAAATGCTGATACCTTTAGATAATTATGATGTTCGACGTGTTTATTGTTATTTGAGTTATTGGATGTTGACTTAACATCTATCTTAATTTATGGATCCTCGATTGTGAAATACTTTTCAAAACATATATTCAGCAAATTGTTATAATTATTTAGATTCGTTTCTTAAAGTCTAAGTCACTACTGGATTAGCACTGTAAGTTTGTGATTTACACACTGCTTTCGGTTATACTATAACCTTGAAGCCTAAAGACTTTATAGAGAAAAATTTAATACCTTGGATCTAAGCCAAAGATGTAGGTAATATTGACTCTTTCATTGGTGACCTATCCTTTAGATAGGTTTATAATCAGTAACTTAGCAATATGCTCAACTAATTATTTCCGATACACACTAGATAAATAAATATGCTCAATCTAGAGAAAATTTTCGGTAAGAATCTGCTCAGTGATGGTTCCGTAAAGCATTAAAAAGTTTTTGATTCTAAAAAGTAGTATTATCTAAGTCAAGATATTGCCTATGTATTTTGATAGGTTATAGCATGAAGGTTGCTCGTTACATGATAACCTTACGCTTGTTATGCGGCCTAAAAACTAGAAGCTGTTAAAG